CAAATAATAGGTGGATGGTTAGATAAAGCAGAAGGAGTTATATTTACTAATTGGACAATAGGAGAATATAAACAAATAGGTAAATCAGTATTTGGTCAAGATTTTGGTTTTAGTAATGACCCAACTACATTAATAGAATGCAATATAGATACTTCTAACAAACGTATTTATATAAATGAACGTTTCTATTTACCTTCATTAACAACATCTCAGATATACAATTTAAATAAACAACATTGTTTAGATAGTTTGATAGTAGCAGATAGTGCTGAACCAAGATTGATAAGTGAATTACAAACAAGTGGTTTAAATATAGTACCAGCAATTAAAGGTCAAGGTTCTGTAACTTATGGAATATCTTTATTGCAAGATTATGATTTAATAATATCACCAGAAAGTATAAACTTAATTAAAGAGTTGAATAATTATTGCTGGTTAGAAAAGAAATCAAACACACCAATAGACAATCATAATCATTTAATTGATGCTTTAAGATATGCAGTTAGTTATCAATTAGAAAATCCAAACAAAGGAAATTATTTTATATACTAATGACATACGGACAAATAATAGCAGCTATTCAATGTTATATACACCATATGACTGATAAAGAAGTTCAGATTAACTTACCAAGAAATGTAGGTGAAATAAAAAAAATGAAACAAATGTATAGTGTAGCAAGTGATTACCTTTCGTTGTAACATAACTATTAAAATTAGGGTTTATATTGACACAAAAAGTAATGGAAAAAAAAGAAGATATATTTGAAAATATGGAGTTTGAACCAGCTGATACAAGATATGAAATTATATCAATGTGCAATCAAGCATTAAGTTCAGTTGAAGGTTTTGATACAGGAATGATAAGTAAAGAAGATGCATTTAAGATTAAAGAAATAAGAAGAAAGTCTTTAGCATTAATTGATTTGCATATTGGAATGATATATGATGAAAACTTTGATAGTTAAAGAAATGTTAAAATGTATTTTATTTAAAACAATATAATTACATTTGTATCAAATAAAAAACAAATGAAAACATATATGACAAAGTATTTAATAACTTACTGGACACAACGTAATGATGAAAGCACAGATGTAGAAATAGAACTATATGCTTATAATGAAATAGATGCTATGAGAAAATTTTATGATATGAATTTAGTTTATAGAAAAATAGAAAGTGTAGAAGAATTGGTTTAAATTTTGATTAATAATGGTTGAAGAAAGACTTGCAGAAATGTAGGTCTTTTTTTTGTTTAATACAATTTGCACTTTATTTTATTTTTAAATAAAAAACAATGAAGTTACAAATTACAATACCAACAAGTTTACAAGAAATAACATTAGAACAGTACCAAAAGTTTTTATCAATAGCTAAAGACAATCCTGATGGTGATTTCCTTCAACATAAAATGGTTGAAATATTTTGTGGTATAGATTTAAAGAATGCTGCTAAAATAAGTTACAAAGATGTAAATGAAATAACAAGTAATTTATCAAATCTGTTCACACAGAAATATGAATTGAAAAAAACATTTAGATTAGGAAATACAGACTTTGGATTTATAACTAACCTTGATGAAATAACATTAGGTGAATATACTGATTTAGATAAGTACATATCAGATTGGGATAAAATGCATAATGCAATGGCAGTATTATACAGACCAATAACAAAGAAGTTAAAAGATAAATATCAGATTGAAGAATACAATGGTAGTTATACATATTGTGATGTAATGAAATATGCACCTGTTGATGTAGTATTAGGTGCAATGGTTTTTTTTTACAATTTAGGCAACGAATTATTGAAGTCTACGATACATTATTTGGAGAACAACAAGGAATTTCAGAATATAGCAAACAATCACAATTTGGAAGTAAATGGGGTTGGTATTCATCATTCTATGCTATTGCTCAGGGAGATGTTAGAAGATTTGAAGATGTTTCCAGACTTAAACTATCAGTTGCATTAACATTTTTAACATTTGAGAAAGAAAAGAACCAAATAGAAACAGAATTAATAAAAAGATAATGAAAGGATTTTACCAAATAACAACAGCAATTAAAGACCAACTATATAAAGATGTATTTGTTAATACAGTTTCTTCAGGTGATATATTTGAAATTGATTTGAACAAGCAAACTATATTCCCTTTGTCACATATAATTGTAAACAATGCAACATACAATGGCAACACTTGGTTGTTTAATATATCAGTTTTATGTATGGATGTTGTAGACTTTAGTAAGACTGAACAAACAGACCAATTTTTAACAAATGATAATGAACAAGATGTATTACATACACAACTAATGGTTATTAATAGATTGTTAGAAGTATTAAGAAGGGGAAGTTTATTTGATGATTTATATCAATTACAAGGTACACCAAATTGTGAACCATTTGTAGATAGGTTTGAAAACAAGATAGCTGGATGGACAGTTACATTTGATGTTATGGTTGCTAATGAAATGACCAGTTGCGAAAATGAATGCTAATAATTTAACATATAAAAAAGAAGTTTTAGAAGCATATAAGAAATATGTTATTCAACAAGCAAGAAGTAATTTATCTAAAAGCAATAAGAACGTTTCTAAACAACTTTATAATCAAATCAAAGGTGAAATACTATTTGAGAATAATTATTTCTTATTAGGTTTCTCAATGCCAGATTATGGATTTTATCAAGATGAAGGTGTTAAAGGTGCAGACCCAACACAAGTATCAAAGAATGCAAAGATTAAAGGTCAACAAGCACCAAATAGTAGATTTAAATTTAAAAGAAGAATACCATCAGCACCATTTGAACAATGGGCAAAGTTTAGAAACATTAGATTAAGAGATGCAAAAGGAAAATTTGCGAAAGGCAATTACAAAACAATAGGTTATATTATAGCTAAAAATGTATGGGCAAGGGGAATTAAACCTTCTTTATTTTTTACAAAACCATTTGAAGATGGATATAAAAAATACATAGATACAGATTTAATAAAAGCATTTGGTGACGATATAGAAACATTAATAGATTACACAATAACAAATAAATAAAATGGAAGTAATATTTGTAAGAAGCCCATATTTTATAGAAGTAGATGAAGCAAGTCAAGTTGAAAGTAAGATTGAATTATTTATATGGCTTAAAGGTGAAAGTGAACCAGCAACAGCTACATATACTTTAAGCAAAAAAGCAGCATCAGCTACACAAACTAAAAATATATATAATATATCAAATTACGTTAAAGAGTTTATTGATATAATTAGTCCATCTAATTCAATTTCAGGTGAAGAAAATAATAATAACTGGTGCTATGTTAAAATAAAAAGATATTATTCAACTACTGCTAATAATCCAACACCAACTTTATTAGATACTACAACTTATGTTGCTACAAATGGATATACAAATTATTTAGATGGTTATAATAATTCAATAGATGATACATTTATTCCAATGAATTTATTTCAGCAAAATAAAGTATATAAATATTATGAAAGTGGTATTACTGATTTTCCTTATTTAACTTTTTTTATTGATTATATAAATGATGCAGATGTTTATGAAGTTATATATTATAATTTTGATAGTACACCTTTAGAAGAAGGTGGAATATTTTTATCTGGTTCACCTGAAGAAGAATATTTATATAAAATACCAATAAGACCAGATGATATAAATTTTATTGATGGTAATAAAATAGAAATATTAAAGAATGATACAGTTATAGCAACTTATATTTTTAAAGCAGAATGTGAAACTAAATATAATCCTATAAGAATAGATTACATAAACAAATTAGGTGCTTGGGATTTCATTACATTCTTTAAAGCAAGAACTGAAAATTGGGAAGTTAAAAATAAAGAATATCAATTATTACCAGATGATGTAAATTATAATCCATTAAGAGGTGAAAGCAAAGCATTTAATTATGAAGCAAAACAATCTATAAAGGTTAATACAGGTTGGGTTGAAGAATATTATAATGAATTGATAAAAGATTTAATGGTTTCAGAAACTATTTTATTATATGACTATGAAACAGAAACACAAAAACCAGTTAAATTAAAAACAATGACAACTGATTTAAAGACTTCTTTGCAAGATAAGATGATTAACTACCAAATAGAGTTTGAGTACAATTACAATCAAATTAATAATGTAATATAATGGAATTATATATTTACGTTGATGATATTGCACATAGAGTTGAAATGTTTCAAGATGAGAAAGTTTCAGTTACTTCTACAATACAAAACTATTCAGATATTGGAAAGCTATTTACAGACTATTCACAATCATTTACAATACCAGCATCACCAACAAACAATGCTATCTTTTCACATTGGTATGATAATGCAGTTGATGATGGTTACGATGCAAGAATAAGATACAATGCATTTATAGAAATAGAAACAATACCATTTAGAGAAGGTAATGTACAATTAGAAAAAGCAAATAAAAAGAATGGTTATGTTGAAAGTTATACAATCACATTTTATGGTAACTTAACACAATTAAAAGATAAGTTTGGCGAAGATAAATTGAATAGTTTAGATTTTAGTTCTTTAAATCACAATTATGATGCTGCAACTGTTATTGGTAAAATAAATACTAATGCTGGTGGTTTAACATATCCATTAATTGGTAATACAAGAAAGTTTGAATATAAAACTGCATCTTCTTTTGATATAACTACAACTACAGGTGCTATTAATTGGGATGATTTATTTCCAGCAGTACCTATAACAACAATATTAGATTTTATAGAAACAAAATATGGTATAACATTTACAGGTAATTTTTTAGGATACAATCAATTTAGCAAGTTGCAAATGTTATTGAAAAATAGTGAATTACCAAGAGCATATAATGCTGGTGTATTTTATGACCACAATAGATTTAGTGGAGTTGCTTTTCCAGAATATAATACAACAACAGATACAATAACAACAGATTGGAATAATAGTTTTTTTAACCCAACAACAAGTCCAAGAAGAATTATAATTAAATTCATTACTACTTTAGCATCACCATATTTAACAACTAATTATAAAGTAGAGTTATTTCAAGATGGAGTTGTGGTTCAAACATTTGATAATTTAATTGGAAATAAAGAATTAATTTTATACAGTCAAACAAGAAGTGAAGACCCATTACCACATACATTTAAAATAAAAGTTTCAGCATTAGGTGCTTTTGATTTTAAAGCACAAATTAATTATGTTCGTAGAGGTGGTGGTGATACAACAAGTAATTCATTTAATTTTCCTTCAGGTGGTGCTGGTCAATCATTTTCAGCAATACAAGATGTTGTTAATTATGTACCAGATATTAAAGTTGCAGATTTCTTTATGGGATTAGTTAAAATGTTTAATTTAATTATTACACCAATTAATGAAACTACATTTAAATTAGAACCATTAGAACTTTATTATCAAGCTGGACAAATAAAAGATTTAACACCATTTATTTACGCTGATGAATTAGATATTGAAAAGCCAAAACTATTTAAGACAATAGAATTTACATATGAAAAGTCTGAAAACATTTTAAACAATGCTTTTAGAGGTTTGTTCAATAGAGAATATGGTGATTTAACATTTGATAGTGGTTCAAATTCTGAAAGTGGTAAGTATGAAATTAAATTACCATTTGAAGATGTTATGTGGGAAAGAGCAACAGGATATAATTTTCAAACTGCTACATTATTAAACAAAGATTTACAAAGTTATACACCTAAACCAATATTGATGTATAACAATGGTTTAGCACTTGTATTTTCTTTTCCTATTAAAATATTTAATGGAACTGGTTACACAAACGTAATTACATATGTTAGATTTAATAATGAAATAAATACAGGTGCAACTGATTTAAGTTATTTATATTCTATAAATTTTGGTAATGAAGTATCATCTTGGTATTTAGTAAATTCACCACAAGGTTTATACAAAAGACACTATGAACAATATATAGCAAATCTTTATAATCAAAAAACAAGAATTTTAAAAGCTAAAGCAAAATTAGAACCACTAAATTTAACTAACTTAAAGTTAAATGATAGGATTATAATTAGGGATAACAGATATATTATTAATTCTTTTACTTCTGATTTAACAAGTGGTGAAACATCATTTGAATTAATAAATGATTATAGAACTTTAGGTTTCAATAGTGTTGGATATAGATTTGCAAACATAGAATTATTAAATGTAGATAATACAGCACAAGAATTTCAATTAGATTTGTTTTTAGGAATGTTTAAAGAATTTACTATAGGCACTTTAACTGGTTTTATTTCATCACCAACAAGTGGAGTAAAAACTGAAGATACAAGTATGATAGTTACAATAGCTGCTAATGCAACTGCTACTGAAAGAACTAAAAGCATAAGTATTGATTTTACAGATTTTGATAATAATGATTTTAAAGTAAATATTCCAATAACACAAAACGCAT